ACTCTCGACTCATAAAAGAGATACAACCAAAAACCTTTATAGCCGAGAATGTTTCCGGGCTAGTTAGAGGTACTGCGATTGGTTACTTTAGAGAAATACTTCGTGACCTCCGTTCTAATGGTTATTTAGTTGAGGCAAAACTTCTAGATGCTAGTTGGCTAGGAGTTCCACAAGCTAGAAAAAGAATCATCTTTGTCGGAGTTCGCAACGACTTAGTTGAAAAGTATAAGGTTGCCCCGGCGTTTCCCTCACCTTTTAGTTACCGGTATTCCCTAAGCGAAGCACTTAAAGACACGACACCTTTAGAAAAATACCTAGACCAAGAAACAGGAATGGACATAAGCCTTGACAGATACGCTATTGGCGCAGAGTGGGACAAGACTCAAATCGGCAAATCTTCGGAAAAGTATTTTCAGCTAGTAAGACCTAACCCGGCTAAACCGGTCCCAACTATTACAGCTACTGTTGGAAATGTAGGAGCAGCTTCTGTTGTACACCCAACTGAAAAAAGAAACTTTACTCTTGAAGAATTAAGGCTTTTATCTAGCTTTCCAAAAGACTTTGAGCTAACCGGAACATACACGCAAAGGTGTGAGCGAATAGGCAGAAGCGTTCCACCCTTGATGGCTAAGGCAATAGGTGAGGCTATAGCCGAAAAGATACTTTCAAAAATTCTCTAAGGCACTAAGTAACACCTACAACTTTTTAACTTCGCAGATGGGTAAGTAATGGCACAGGTTGGTAGACCCCCGAAACCGATAGAGCTTAAAAGGCTAACTGGTAACCCGGGAAAGAGAGCGTTACCCGAGCAGGGAACTGTAATGCTTATACCTCAAGCCCTATCCACGCCTGAGCCAGCTAGACCTTTGCTCAAGTACGGTAAGGAACTTTGGGACAGAGTTTGGGAATCGGGCATCGCTTGGATAAGTCCGAACAGCGATATTGAAATTCTTTTAATGACTTGTGAGATGGTTGATGAGCGTTGGAACTTGAGAGTAAAAGTTATGACAGATAATAATTCTAAAGACCGGAGAGGCTTGCGAGAGCTAGAAAAATCTATTTACTCGAATCTGTCTCTATTAGGTTTTACACCGACTGATAGAAGCAGACTCGGTGTTGCTGAGGTAAAAAAGATGAGCCGACTAGAAGAATTAATGACCAAGAAAGCAAACCGTGAATAGTTGGCCACCTGCCTACCTCACCCCTGTATCCCCGGAAGCAATAAAGCGTGGTGACGGTGAGTATGCTATCGAGTTCACCGAGGCCTTTGGTTCAATCGGTAAAGACGGTATTGCCGGCCTAGCAGGTGAAGCACTTACCTTGCGAGATTGGCAAAAGGAACTGATTCGCCATGTCTACGCCAGAGATGAAGATGGCGGTCTACAATTCAGGACTGCCCTAATCGGGATGCCAAGAAAAAATGGCAAGTCTGCCCTATCATCCGCAGCGTTTGGTCTCTACTCACTTATAGCTGAGGGTATTCAAGGTGGAGAGGTTTATTCGGTAGCTGCTGAAAAAGAACAGGCTCGAATCGTATTTGGCGAAGCAAAGAGAATGGTTGAAACCTCGGAGCTTTCAGAGCTCTGCACCTTGTATCGAGATGCCATTTTTGTACCCTCGACAAATAGCGTTTACCGAGTCGTGTCTGCCGAGAGCTATAGCAAGGAAGGATTGAACCCTACCCGAATTATTTTTGATGAGGCCCACGCACATAAAGATAGGACTTTGTTTGATGTGTTCTCGCTCGCTATGGGAAACCGAGGCAAGCTTGGTCAGCTAATCGCTATCACCACAGCCGGGCAAAAGACAGACATGACCGGACAGGACTCTATCGCTTACAGTCTTTACCAATACGGCAAGAGAGTTGCCAGCGGTGAAATAGAAGACCCTAGTTTATTTATGGCTTGGTGGGCAGCCCCAGATGAGGCAGACCATCGTGATGTAGAAGTATGGAGGAGAGCGAACCCGGGCTTTGATGACCTAGTTTCTAAAGATGACTTTGAATCAGCGGTTAGAAGAACACCAGAACCGGAATTTAGAACAAAGCGATTGAATCAATGGGTAAGCTCCATGAACGCTTGGTTACCAAATGGAGCTTGGCAACCACTTATTCAAGAGCGTGAGTTACTACCCGATGATGACATAATTATTGGATTTGACGGCTCATTTAACGGAGACTGTACAAGCCTTGTCGGTTGTACGATTCCGAAAGAGGATGAGAAGCCCTATTTATTTATGATTAAGACTTGGGAGAAGCAACCCGAAGATACCGATGATTGGCGTGTAAACACTCAAGAGGTTGAGGATATGATTATTCAATTCTGCTCTACCCATAATGTTAAAGAGATAGCCTGTGACCCTTATCGCTGGCAAAGGTCTATGGATGCTATGGCAGAGATGGGTTTGCCTGTTATTGAGTTTCCGTCAACTAGCCCAAGCCGGATGGTTTCTGCCTGTGCCAAGTTTTATACCTCGGTTACAGAGCAAACAATGATTCACGATGGTAATCCATTACTTGAGCGACACTTAACCAACGCAGTAGTCAAGACCGACAGAATTGGGCCTAGAATTGTAAAAGACAACAGAGGCTCACCACGCAAGATTGATGCTGCTGTAGCGGCAGTCATAGCCTTCGATAGGGCAACTGTTGGTAGAGTGGAGGATGAACAACTTGTTCCACAATTCTTTATCTAAGGCGGCTATGGCAACGACACTTCAAATCATCGGAGCTTCAGCAATAAGTATTGGCGCAGGTCTTATCTCAATACCGGCAGGTTTAATCATCGCCGGTATCTTTGCACTTTTATTTGGCTTGGCTGCCGAAAGGAAATAAATAAATGCTCAATAATCTTTTTGAACAGCGAGCAATAAGCTTTCAGACCATCTGGGGTACTGGTGGTGACATTGAAGTTCTAAATCAGTCCGGTACAGTAATCAATCCTGAATCTGTCTTTAGAGTCAACGCAATCTTTTCAGCAGTTAGTCTTATCTCTGACACCATCTCAACTCTGCCAGTTGACTCATACATTCGCAGGGATGGTGCTCGCTTTGCTTTCCGACCAAGACCGGCTTGGGTTCAGCAACCAGACATTGATACAACCAGAGAAGCTTTTTATGGTTCGCTGATTGTTTCGCTTTTACTAGATGGCAACGGCTTTGTTCGAGTCTTTAGAGATAGTGCTGGTCGAGTTGTAAACATGACTGTACTAAACCCAAGCAAAGTAGAGATTCGCAAAGACAAGGTTGGTGGCGTTACCTTTATTTATGAGGGCGAAAATAAACCACTAAACAAAAATGAAATCTTACACATTCCGGATGTCGTTCGACCGGGAGACACTAGAGGCATCTCAAGAGTTACGGCACTCAAGGATAACTTCGGACTTGCCCTTGCGCTAGAGTCTTATGCCGCTCGATTCTTCGGTCAGGGCGCAAGTACTAACGGCATCATCGAGTTCCCCGGCAACCTCACCCCTGAGCAAGCCAAGCAATTAGTTGAAGGCTTTGATGCTAGGCACAAGGGATTCCGCAAGGCTCACAAGACCGGAGTGCTATCTGGTGGAGCTAAATTTGTTCAGACTACAGTTGCAAACGACCAAGCGCAGTTTATTGATTCAAGGCGTATGGCTGTCGAGGATGTCGCAAGAGCGTTCAACATCCCACCGCACCTTCTCGGACTACCCGGCACTAATACTTATTCAAGTGTGGAGCAAAACAACATTGCCTTTGTAACTCACACACTTAGGCCAATAGTTCAAAAACTAGAATCAGCATTTACATCACTTATGGTCAACGAGCCCGGTGGCTCAACAGCTTTTATTAAGTTCACACTTGATGGATTATTGCGAGGCGATGCTAACTCACGATTCTCGGCTTACAGCGTTGGTCTACAGGCCGGATACCTAACCATTAACGACATCCGCAGACTCGAAGACTTGCCACCAGTTGACGGTGGAGAGATTATTCGTGTACCACTAGCGAGCGTTAACATTGATGCCGCTGAGCTAGTAGCTACCGATAAGCGAGTCAGTATGGCTCAGAAGCTTGTCAACTCCGGATTCGAGCCAGCCGATGTACTAGCTGTTATGGGCTTGCCGCCAATCGTTCACACCGGTGTACCAACTGTTCAGCTTCAAGGTGTCGCTCAAATAAACCCAACTGACCCTGAATCGGTTTACGAGGTCTAATGACTGTCAAGACTTATGCGTATAACTTGATAGAAGGCGTTAGAACTTTAGTAGTGCCACAAAGCGTAAATGTTCAGCATGTTTGTATTCATAACCACGAACACAATCAGAATCACGAAATCTATGTGGGCGGTCCTGATGTTACTTTGACTAATGGTATGCACGCAGTAGCAACGGCAACAGGTGTTATTCAGCTTTTACCCGGTGATGAACTTTACGCAATAGCAAATCAAGCAAGCAACTTAAGGATACTGGTAGTCAAATAATGCCTTATTACATAACCCAAACAAATCCTGACTGCCCCAACTGGGCTGTCGAAAAAGAAGATGGCGAACTAATCGGTTGCCATGACTCTAAAGAGTCGGCTATTGACCAAGCTGTCGCTATCAGTATTGATGAGGAGACCGAGTTCATCGGTGAGAGAGCGGCAGTTGGCTCATTAGCTATTGGCGATTTTGTTTCTTGGTCCCCACTTGACCCACGAGTTGCGGCTCAGATTGAAATGGTCGAGGGTCAGTTTGCCGTTGTTAAATTGTTCGAGTACGAGGATGGCATCTTTGAGCCAACCGAAAAGGTTATGCTGATTAATGTTTTTCAACTAGAAAAGATACCAACCCCAAAGATGATTGCCGTTGAGGTTGAAGAAATTGATGAATCAATAGATGAGCCTAGCGATGAAATTATCGATGACAGTCCTGATGATGATTTAGAGAACACTAGAGCTATAAACCAAGAAGCTCCTGCCTACATGAGAGCGGCAGCCCGGAGAGGTCTGGAATACTACGAGGAAGGCCTTGCCGGTGACGGCGTTACTCCGGGAACAATTCGAGAGGCTCGAGAGATGGCTAATGGTCGAGTATCCGATGACAAGTGGGTTCGCATTGCCGCTTGGATTGCTCGCCACCTAGTTGACCTTGACTCACCAGACGCAAACCCAGACTCTGACAATTACCCATCTGCCGGTGTGGTCGCACACTTGCTTTGGGGTTCAGGGCCAAGCAAGCGAGCAGCACAGAGAACCAAAGACTATGCTGATTCAGTAGTTGCTAGAATCAGAGCAGAGGAAACTAACAGCATGGATAACAAAGACAAGTGGCTAAAGGTCGCTAGAGCAATCGCACTAAAGATTGACGGCGCACAGCCTGACTCTAAGCAACCGGAGATAAGAACCAACAGCGTTGATTTTGAGGTCAGAGCTGAGGGTGACGGCATGACCTTTACTGGCTATGCCTCAGTATTCAATAGCCCCTCCGAAGACCTTGGTGGCTTTATCGAGTATGTTGCCCCGGGAGCTTTTAAGCGTTCGCTTCAATCTCGAAACGAGATAAAGCTACTCTGGAACCATGACTCAGGTGAGCCACTAGCTTCCCTTCGAGGTGGCAGTATGCAACTTGTTGAAGACTCTAGAGGCCTAAAGGTTACAGCCTCCTTGCCCAACACAACTAGAGGCCGAGACATTGCCGAGTTGTTGCGAACTAAGGTCATTGATTCTATGAGCTTTGGTTTTAATGTGATTAGAGATAACTGGTCAAAAGATGGTCAGACAAGAACCCTAGAATCGGTTAGATTATTTGAAGTGAGCATTGTTAGCTTTCCGGCCTATCAAGCAACAACAGCACAAGTAAGGTCGGCAGATAGTATTAATCCTGACCAGTTAGCCGATGCTCTCCTAAAGCTAGAATCCGGCGAAGAACTCGATGAGGCTAATGCCAGTTTGATTACTGATGTGGTTAACAAGCTAAAGGCCCAGCCAGAGGTTCAAGAGGCCGAGGATAATGGCTTGAGTATTCTTGACCTAAAGCAAAAGCAGTTTGACCTTCTAATGAAAAGAATTTAAACATGGCAAGCAAGGAAGATATTAAAAGAGCAATCTTGAAAGCTGCCGGCAACCCTTCTGTTGGCGCAATAGCAGACTTAGCCGAGGACCTAGCCAAAGCAGTTTGGGAGCTAGATAACACAAACTCATACAACCCAGCCAAAGAAGCAAGGGTTGTTGAAAGTAAAGAAACCCGGTAGAGTTTTCTTTAGCCCTAGCTCAACCCCCTTTCTGAGCTAGGGTTTTCTTTTGCCTATAAAATTATGACTAACAGCTGAGTGTAAGCACCGCTGTCTCTGTTGAGTGTAAGCACCGCAGGAAATCCATAACCCATTTATTTATAGGAGAATCATGTCCGACTTTATCAAGTCACAGACAGATGCACGCAACAACCTAATCGCACAGGCAAGAGAAGTTCTTGACATTGCACAGGCTGAGAAGCGTGGACTATCTGCCGAAGAAAACCAAAAGATTGCTCGCATCGAAGCTGACATTGACTCAGCTGATACAGCAATCGAAACTGCTCGCAAGCTATCAGAGCGTGAGGCTCGTGCTTCTGAGGCAGCAGCATCATTCGCACCATCAGCTCCAGCAGCACAGAACTCTGATGCTGACATTCTTCGCTCAATCGCTTCTGGCGAAATGCGTGGATACGACTTTGCTCGTGAAGCTCGCACCCTAGTACCATCCAGCAACACCGTTGGTCAGTCCTTCTATGACCAAGTGTTTGAAATCGCTCAGCTAGTTGGCCCAATGCTAACCGTGTCTGAGGTATTCAACACAACCTCTGGTGAAAACCTAGTAATCCCGACAGTAACTGCTACCTCATCCGCAGGTTCAGTAGCAGCTGCTGGAACTATCTCCGAGAGCAACCCAAC